ATTCTTGACCTCGCGTAACTTGCGCGGCTTGCGAGGGCTACTGGACTTCGGCATTACTTCGGCTCCTTGTCAGCGGCTAGGATTGCGCGGGCGAACGGCAATATGTGACCCGGCTCCGCGTCTCCGGGTTCTTCGGTGTAGTGGTCCTGGAAAATCTCGATGATCTGCTCATCAGTCAGCGCCGCATCCTTCCCGGCGTCCGCACGCTTGTCTCGCGCATCGGCATAAGCCTTGCCGTATTGCTCCATTTCGGCGGCGGTGTATTTTCGTTCAGCGTCCGCACGCTCAGGCGTAGGGGCTGCGCTTTTAAGACAAGCAAAGCATCCGTTTCCACCGCAATGAGCGCACGTGGTATCAAAAGTGCCGTCATAGTTGAGCGTTGTTCTCGGCCCCACCGGCTGCGCCTCACGCGGTGCGCACTCGGCTTGCGGGGCAGCGTAGAGCGCTACTTCGTCAGGTTCTGCAACGTGTCCTGTCTCGGCCCAATACACCCATACGTCTTCGCCTTCGTCCTCCACACGCTCTAGCTGCTCGCGCGTGATCCAGCAGACCGGCTGCGCCTCACGCGGTGCGCGCCATGCTGCATTCGCACTGTTTGCAACCCCTCCGAGTAGCGGATCGTAAAGTGCCGCCTCACGCGGTGCGCACTCGGCTTCCAAATGCGCTTCGTAAGCTTCTGCGCCGTCGAAATTCGGGTCTCCCCATTGTGTGGCTGGATCGTATTTACGCGGTGCGTCCTCGGCTTGCGGGGCGGTGTGCGCGATGAAGTGATCGTGCCCGCCATTTGCCGGGCTGCATTCGCAGGCGCGGCGCGGTGTGTGTGCGCAGCTAACGCCGGCATTGAGCAGCGCGGGCGAGCAATGCACCCACTGTCCTACCGCCTCACCCTTGCCGCCATCGGCTAGAAGGGCGCGCAGGCGTTCCGCATGCTTTCGATTGCTGAGGTCTTCCGAGCGGGATAGCCATTCGGCTGCGTATTGGATCGACTCGATCTGTTCGTCGTTCATTTCTTCTCCTTGGCAATGGCGGCGATAGCCAACTTGAAAGTATCCCTGCATTGCTGCGCGAACTTTTCCGGGACCATGCGAGCGTCACTGCCGTCCGGGCAGCAACCGCGATACTTGGCTTCGACCGTCCCAATGCTTCCGCAACCCGGACAATATCGGACCATCTTTTCCGCATCGCTCGAATCCTTGCCGCCATCGGCGCGGGACGACAGCGCGGCTCGGGATTGTTCCTTCGCAAGCTCGAATACCTTTTCGAGTAGTGCTGCGTCGAAAAGGGTATTATTTTTGACGTCCATCAGCAGCCATGTCGGATCGCATCGCACGATCAATTCAAGCTGCTCCCGCTCCGCATCGTCTGCCGCGCGTTTGTTGTCTGTCATTTCAGCTCCTTGTATGTCCGGCGCGATGCGCCACAGTGTCTGTCTGCTTTGAGTACGACCGAGGCGCTATAACCTGGCTCGGTCGTGTTCGAAGATGGCGGCCACGTATCGGGACGGGCGTAATAATAAGAAGATCGTTGATGTGTGCATGTGGTTTCCTTTCCGTTGTTTTTTATGTGTGATCCGACTACAGGAGTAATACTACATTGGCAGTATCACTCACGCAAGCACTTTTCGACTATTTCCGAACCGTCATGCAAAGTTCACGATGCCGCGCGTTCTCCGCTTCGTAGCCGGTGAGCGTCGCTTTCATCCACGCGGGCGTTTCTCCGCGCGTCGTCTTGCGCTCGACTGCTTCCCGTAACGCCTCACCTTCGAGCAGGGCATATTTCACGCGCGCTTGGCTGGCGTTGCGCCACACAATTCCACGCTCCACTAGCGCATGCAGGGTATCGCGCACAGCAGCTCGCGGGCGGTCGTGAAGCAGGTTCATCACCTGGTCTTGGGTATATTCGTAATTCTCGACCATCGCGGAGATCAGTTCTTCTTGCGAGACGGTCTCGGACTGGCGGCCGGCGGAAAATGCGACGTTTTTCATGCTGCTTCCTGTTGTTGTTCTATTCCCATCTTTGCCGCTCGGACTGGTTGCCAGCGCGATAGGGCAGAGCGGAACGTTCCAAATTTGAGATCACGCGGTGCGCCCGATTGGTCTAGCCATCGATGACAAGCGGCGCAACCTGGCACGGTAAATTCGTGCTTGGCTTTGATGCTGAGCCCTTTCCCATGTGCGGACTCGTTGCTATGGCACGGCACGACCGTTTCCCAATCTCCGCAGCAGACATCGAATACACGCAGGTAGCACGGCTCGCCGCGGCATGCTGCCAGATACTTCGAGCCTTCCTCGACCGTCGGCTTCTTCGCTCGCCGGCGAAGCGTTGTCTTGCGATCGGCCAGTGCGAACGGCTTCGGCTCGGGGCGCTTGAAGCCGGTTCGTTTCATCGGTGCGGAGCGCTTCATCCGTGTTCCCCCATCACTCGAAGGCAGTACCAGAACGAGTGCGGTGTCGCGCGGCATTCCTGCCACATCGAAACCTCGTACCAGCCGAGCAGAAAGAAAACCACGCCAAACAACGCGATATAAAGCAGCAGAGGCCTCATGCGGCCGCCCACATCAACTGCGCGAACGGATTGAACTCGCCATGCGCTCGCACACAATCCTTAACCCGGATCCGTGCACGCATCTTTTCCCGATATCGTGCGGCGTTGATAAGCGGATCAGCAGCGGGGCGCTTTGCGTTCTTTCCCTCGCCAGCCTTGTAGCGCGGCTTCGGCGCCTTCTTCGTCTCCGTCTCCAGCGTCGGAATCCACGAAGCGATATGGATAAGCTTCTCGTCTCGCAGACGCGCCAGAATGCGATATGCGGTCGTTAAATCGAAGTGCAGTTGCTCGGCCAGCATATCGGCCGTCATCAGGTCATACGGGCTACGCTTCGACTTGATGGCCTCCAGCACTCGGCGATGGTTGTGCCGGCGCGGATCGTTGATGTCGTATTTGTTCATGCCGCAATTCCTTCAAATCCCGGATCTGCCGCGATCCGAATGTCGTTGTCTGCCGCCCACGCTAACGTGTATTCCAGCAAGCTATTAAGCCGCTTGACGCCCATCTGCGCGCTTGATTCCCTGAGATTCACCCACTCTCCCTCAAGGCCTGGAACCATGTCTGCGCCGATCCCGGTCGCTACGGCGTGCGCAGAAATGATCAAAGTTTTCCATTGCGTCGGCGTCAGGCGTCGACCGTGGAACTCGGCTTGGCTTGCGATCTGCGAGAAAAGGCTGTGAAGCATTGCGTTCTGGCGGACGGTGCGCGTCGGCTCTTGGAGCACGAGGACATGGCCGTCCGGCCGGCTGTGTACCGCGTCTGCTGCCATGCGGCGGTTGCTGCGATTGAGGAAGATCGTCGTCTTGTCCATGTCACGCCCGCGCGATCATGATCAAACACTCGCCGCCTTTGACGATCGGACCGCGCGTGATGAACAGGTCATCGATCTGGCTATCGTCGTCGTACACGCCTGCATGCGTCAGGGCGTCGAGAGCAGCCTTGGCGAAGTTGTCGACGTCCATCCGGCGCTTGTCGCGCGCACACACGCGCATGGCGACGAACAGGCGCGCATCGCCGAACTTCATATCGTTGTGCTCGGCGACGATCTCCGCGACGCGTTGGCGGAACGTCTTGCCGGCAGCCGTTATATACATCCCTCTAGGCGACTTCCTCCAATAGCAGTTCACGGAGGGCGGAAGGGGAAGCGTGAGGAACTGTGCAACCCCGGATAACTCGTTTTGGCCTGTCATGTTGTTTTCTTTTCGCTACGGATAAACGCCCACAATTCCTTTTTCGCCGTCTCTGCCGCTTGATCGCCAGCCTTCTGCCGCACTCGCTCGACGATCTCACCGGCTCTCACGTACTGTCCGCGTCGACCGTCGCGCACTACTTCCATGAACGACGCGAGGCATTGCTCTTGCGTCAGCACCAGCAGACTCGCGAGTAGTCCACCGTCCTGCGAATCACGTAATGGCGCAGCAGGGGAGCCAGCCAAGGATCGATGCAGGCAACTTCCATGTAGGCGTTGGCTAAGATGGTGATTGAGGTGGACATGGCGGTTCTCTGGTTAAACGCGGATTTCGAGACGGTCTTTGACGATCAGGCGGGCGCCTTCGATTTCCTTGCCCGACTTCAGCGCCTTCTTCAGTTCGGTCTTGTTTGCTTCCGCCTTCATGCGCACGAATTCGAGCGGCAGAGTGGCGAGGTCGATCACTTCGACCGATTCGTCGCGGCCTTCGCGCAATGCGATCGTCACCAGCGGGTTTTCAATGCGAAGGCGCTGCGCGGTCTTCATGTTCGTTTGCAGATAGCCTTCCAGGCGCTCGGATCGCGCTTCGATCTTGCGTGCGCGTTCGACGAGCTCTGCTGCAGCATCGCGGATCATCTTCGCGTTGGCAGCCAGTTCGCGAGAGATCAGGGCGCAGCCGACAGCCTTCTTGTCGAAGTCTTCAGCGCAGCCTTCCAAGGTGTCTTCGATCGTCGTGTCGTCGAATCCTGCGTCCATCAGGTCGTTGCGGATCGCGAGCAATTCGCCGGTCAACTGGTAGAGCGGTGCGTTCATGTCGGTTCCTTGTTATCCGTTCACTGCATCGGTTTAGCAATAATAGCGCGAAAATATCCGATTACTGGATCACTTACGCATAAAATTTAGCTATTGCAGATGACGCCTCTTAGTATCTTCCGCGTGCGCTCAAGCTCGTCGCGCTCGCGCAGATCGAGGATCAGGCGAAGCGCATCACGGCGCATGGTCGACTCTGCAATGTCGATCTCAGCCTGGCGAATCTGCTCGCGGATGATGTCGAGCGGAACCTGCGTAACGGGAACGTGCTCGAATGCTTGCGCCCGAGCTGCAGCGCTGTCGATGTCTGCGAATAACTTGTTCATTTCAGTCTCCGATTGGAATGCAGAGCCAGTATTCGTGTTGTTCGTTGATGCGCTTGTATGGCTTCTCGTGATCGATAAGCCAAGTCGTGCGATATTCGATCAACGGCCAATCGCATCCTTTTAGGCCATACGCAGTATCCATCCGGCCGCGCTCACCTGGGGCGCCGTTAAACGTGCCATCCGGGTCGCTGAAGGTTGCAAATACCGTCATGTCGGCGTTGTGTCTGGCACGGATGACGGCGCATACTTCGGCGCTGGTCTGAATCTTTCTGTAATCGCTCATGATTGCTCCAGTTTGCCGCGCCACTCGAAGCCATTGTTCATGATGGCCTGTGCGCTAGGGTGATGTTTGCAGGACTCGGCGCCTTCCGGCGTCAATGCGGTGCGGCTCCAGCGTGAGCCAGTCCACCACGAATACCACTTCACTAGAATGCCGTTCTTTCGTAGCCTTACTTCGTATGCGCCGACATGGGTCGGTGTGATGTGCTTCGGGAACCACTCAGTTACTGACTCCATGCTTTTCCCCTTGGGCGCCGCTAGCTCGGGCCAGCGGCGCGGTTGTCATTATCAAAATGGGATGTCTGAATCGTCGTCGAACTGGTCGTTTGCCGGCGCGGGAGTGCTTGCGCGCTGCGGCTTCGCTTGCTGCTGTCGCTGCTGCGGGGCGCCCCCTTCCGCTCGACCGCCAAGCATCTGCATCTGGTCGGCGACGATCTCGGTCGAGTACTTCTCGACGCCTGCGTTATCCGTCCACTTCCGGGTGCGGATCTTCCCTTCGATGTAGACGGAGGAACCTTTCTTCAGATACTGGTTGACGATCTCTGCCAGCTTCCCGAAGAACGACACGCGATGCCATTCGGTCGTCTCCTTCATTTCTCCAGTGGCCTTGTCCTTGTAGCGATCGGTCGTCGCCAGGCGAATGTTCGAAACGGCGTCGCCGCTCGGCAGATACTTCGCTTCCGGGTCGGCGCCGAGATTGCCGACGAGAATTACCTTGTTCACTGATGCCATGACGTTTCCTTATGCGTGGGCGGGTTCAAGAGCGGCCTTGCGCTCGTCGTATTTGGTTTGGAGTCGGGTGCGCTGCTCGGCCGTCGCGCGCTTCCATGCGCCGCCGAAGATCCCCTTCAGTGCCTCCAGGTCGTCGGCGTCGTTAAGCGCGGTGATGCAGTCGACGATCTCGCTCTCGGGCATCGCCTGTGGCGCTGCGGGCTGCGCCACCGGCTTGCGCGCTACCTCGTGCGATGACGCGTCGGCGTCGTTGTCGCCTTCAGTCGGGATGGCGAAGGCTTGGAACGCTGCGTACTTGTAGGCGGCCGACATCGCCTTGTTGCTGCTCTTGTCGCCCGAGTCCATCGCTTCGCCGACGGTTGCTACCGTGTGCTTGCTGCCGTCGATCGCGCTCACGAAATCGAACTCGACGTGAACGACCGTGTAAAACAGCGTCGTGCCTTTCGCGTTCGTCTTTTCCGTCACTTCGCGGCTGATGACGCGCGGCAGAACGCAGAGCTCGTGGCGGGCGAGCAGGGGAGACAGGACGTTGTAGACGTCATCGATGCCGCGGAAGTTATAGCCTTGCGCCTGGTTCCGGTTGTTCTTCGCGATGCCTTCGTGCGAAAGGTCAAAAATCACACGGCAGATCGCCGAGTACACCTGCGGGGTTTGATTGGGTTGGCTCATTTGCGCTCTCTAGTTCGTGCTGCTCGTGTTCTTCGGATTCAATCTGCTGCTGCCACTCGGCGCCCGCGCTCACTGGAAGGCACCTAGGTTCTGCGCTGCTGACCACGCTCCATAACCAAGCGTGATGACAGCCGCGATCAACGTTTCAATTACGGTTCGCATGGCTGATCTCGTCGATCTGGTCACGCAGGACGCGCGCACGGTTCACAAGGAGGGCGAGCCAGCCATCGGCGGCGGCTTCGGGATACTTGGCAGCGAACACCGGCCATTCCAGGTCGAGGTTCATCAGAAGGGCGTACATGTCGGCGACCTTCTCGGAGATCTGCGACTGGCGGTGAATCTCGACCAGCTCGGTGATCGGGCAAAGGTGCTCGTCGCCGGCTTTGCGCAACTCGGCCATGAAGACCGGTTGCGGGATGCTGCCAACCATCGGATCAATGGCGGACAAATTTTTGCGCGCAACAGGAGCCTGCTGCGGGCGAAATGCTGAGATCGTGCTTAATAAGCCTTTACGCGCTTGGTTCAGAGTCATGATTCGGTTCCTTTCCGTTTTTGTGGTTGTGTGCTGCTGTGACTAAAGAATACGACGACAGTATCAATAGTGCAAGCGTTTATTGGATATTTTTCGTGCGTTCTGCCACATCCGGCTTCGGCGCCGGGATCGACCAGGCGCGCGCCATGACGTTGAAGAACATCCACCAGACGAGAGCGGGACTCATGCGACCTCCAGTTGTTCGCCCATCAGCCGCGCACGGCACAGAGCCTGCATTGCTGCCAGCGTTTCTGCGCCCCTGTAGACGCTCTCACGGTGTTTCTTGACCAAGGTGAACATGACGCCTATGCGCTTCTTCGGATCGTCGCCTAAGCTCTGTACGCGCCCCTGAGTGAGCATCACGCCGATAGATCGGCTGATGTTGTACATGCAGGTTCCGGTTTGGTCGGCGATTTCCTCGGGCGTTGCGCCGTTCGGCTTGTCGTCGAGGTATGCGGTGATAACGGCCATGCTCATGCTGTTTCCCCGTGGTTAGCGAACTCGCCGTGAAGCCGCTCGCGAAGATCGGTGAGGGCGCGCTTGGCGTCGTCGATGTTCTTGAAGCTGCCGGCACATATGCTGCGTCCGTTCACCGATAGCCTGGCGAGCCATGAGTTGCCGGCCGCATTCCACGAAACGCCCTTGACGCCGCTGCTGTTGTTTCGATATGAATTCTTGTTCATCGCGTTTTCTGAGCGCGAGCACACTCGAAGATTGGAAAGGCGGTTGTCTGACGTGACCGTATTAATATGGTCAATTTCTCCATCCGGCCACACTCCACGAGCAAGAAGCCACGCGACTCTATGAACCGCATATCGTTTGCCGTCTATGGTTACTCTCAGGTATCCCCTACTATCGGCGGATGTAATACGCTGCCCGACGCGAATCTGATTCGACCTTTCCGCTTTCCAGCGCAGATCGCCCGTTTCAGCGTCATACTCGAGCAGGCTTGCGACGTAATCGCGGCTCGGCAACTCTTTGCTCATGCCGCCTCCGAATCCAGGCCGCCAACATCGCGCGAGAGTTTTCGGTGAGACTCCCAGTTGAAAACAACCGAAACGCCAGATTCTGAGAGGCGATCCATGAACCTCTCTCCCAGATACTCTTTCAGGTTCTTAACATCGAGGTTGGTTAGCAGAATGGTCGGTTTGCAGTTAAGTCGCCTCGACTCCAGCAGCTCGTGCAGGGTGCGTTGCTCGTCTTCTGTCCCGCGCTGAAGGCCAACTTCGTCGAGGATCATCAGGTCAATGCTTTCGAATTGCTTGAGCATCTGTTCTTCGCTGATCTCGCTCGACTTCGCCCATGTTCCGCGGATCTTGGTAAACAAGCGGGCGGTCGACGTGAAATAGGCGGTATGGCCGCGCGCCATCAGGTAATTGGCTGTCGCGCAGGCAAGGTGCGACTTACCAGTTCCCACTTTCCCCATTCCGAGCAGGACGGTTCCGGTCTTCAGGTGATCGCGGAAGTGTTCGGCAAACGCGAGAAACCGAAGGCGGGCGAAAATCTGCGCATTCGTGAGCGTCTCGTAGTTGTCAAATGTACGGCTGCGGAACAGAGCAGGGATGCCGGCCTGATCCAGACGCGCTTCGATCTTCGCCTGGCGCTCGGCTCGTGCCT